GTCTATTCAATGTGGGCGTTTACTTACGCAAGGCATACCCGGATAGTTGGGAATCGGAGATCATGGTGTATAATGCACGTTACTTCGATCCACCCCTCCCCCTACCGGAAGTCACTCTTGTAGCAAAACAGCTACAAAAGAAAGACTACGCCTATAAGTGTAAAGACGCCCCGATCTGCGACTATTGTAATGCCGAGGTTTGCAAGACCAGGAAGTACGGTATTGATAGCGCAGTATCGGGTGCGACCATAGCCAACCTGCGTAAGTACAACTCAACGCCTCCGGTATGGTTCATGGATGTGAACGGTCACCCACTTGAACTAGACACTGAAGCTCTGATGAATCAGGGCGCATTCCAACGTGCCTGCGTGGAGCAGCTAAACTTTATGCCGCACTCGGTAAAGAAAGACATGTGGGAGGGTCGCATCAACGGGCTGCTCTCTGAAATGTCAGAGACTGACGGGGCCATCGTCGAGGTGTCACAGGACGCCAGTATCACGGGCCAGTTCTACGATTTACTGGAAGAGTTCTGTACTGCTATGCAGAACGCGGAGAACAGGGATGAAATCCTGCTGCGCCGCCCATATACAGACGAGGAAGAAGGCCGCACGTTCTTTCGACTGAAAGACTTCATGGCCTACCTGACAAAGAATAAGTTCTTTGACTTTAAGTCACACAAGGTAGCGCAAAGACTTCGGGATATAGATGGCAATTCGCTTGTCATAAAGATAAACGGCAAAGCTGTGCGCGTATGGAGTATACCTATGTTTCAGACTTACACGTCCGGTGCTAAGACACCTGACCTGGTGTCGAAAGAAATGGACTCACCGTTCTAATGTTTCGCATCTTTGGACCTCCGGGCACAGGGAAGACCACCAAGCTACTGAATATGGTGGATCAGGCGTTGGAGAGTGGCATACACCCAAGCCAGATAGCCTTCCTTGCGTTTACCCGTAAGGCCGCTAACGAGGCCAAGGAACGTGCAGCAGAGCGGTTTCAGCTTAATGCCGAGACCGACCTGTACTACTTCAGGACGCTGCACAGTCTTGCCTACCGGCTGCTGAACATCAAAGAGAAGGACCTGATGCAGGCAAAGCATTACAAGGAGCTGGGCGCAATGATTGGCTTCCAGCTTAATCAGGTGAAGACCGCGGACATCGAGGACGGCAAGTCAGGCATCAGCGAACACCCGATACTGTCCATCATCAACCTGTCGCGGCTCAAGAAGATATCGCTCAAAGAGCAATACAATAAGTCCAACATCCGAAGCACTTGGCATGAAGTCGAGTACGTGGCCACGGCCTACGATGACTACAAGGAAACCAACCATCTGGTGGACTACACGGACATGCTCGCGCTGTTCGTAGAGAATTATCAGGCTATCTGCCCTTCGTTCAAGCTGTGCTTTCTGGATGAGGCTCAGGACCTGTCACCACTGCAATGGGACATAGCTCATGCGCTCGACGAAAAATCAGAGAAAATGTACTGCGCCGGAGACGACGATCAGGCTATCTATCGATGGGCAGGTGCAGACGTTGATCACTTCATCAACCTTCCAGGCGGAAGTGAAGTTCTCGAACAGTCCTACAGAATCCCGCGGAAAGTACACAACGTCGCAGAAGGCATCGCCAAGCGAATCGTTCACCGTTTCCCCAAGGCGTACAAGCCTAAGCGTGACATTGGCGAAGTCCTGATCATATCGGACATACGCACGTTAGACCTGTCTGAGGGGTCCTGGCTCATTATGGCTCAGGCCAACTATATGCTGGGCCCCGTGGCTGAATTGCTCAAGTCCGGGGGCTACTTGTTTGAGCGCAACGGCGCTCGATCCATATCCGAAAAGTTATCCACAGCCGTCAACTCATGGGAACGGCTGCGTAAAGGTGCCGCAATCTACCGCTCGTCTGCCAAGGCCGTATACAGCTACATGGCAGGCAATGGAGAAAAGATTGCGCGAGGCAAGAAGACCATCACTGGTGATTCTGGAGACCTCCTGACATACGACAAACTGGTGGAAGACCACGGGCTGCTTGCGTCCAAGGATGAACCTTGGTTTGAAGCTCTGAACAAAATCCCACCAACGGAACGAATATACATCACGGCTCTACTGCGGCGCGGCGAAAAGTTTAACGCCATACCTCGCATCCGACTGTCCACGATCCACGGGACAAAAGGCGGAGAAGCAGAGAACGTGGTGTTATTCACCGACCTTACGCAGGCAGCTCTGGACACTCCAGGCGACGATTTGCACAGGGTGTTCTACGTGGGGGTTACACGAGCAATGTCTAACCTCTTTATTGTCGAACCAGAAGATTACCAAAGGGCCTATTCCATATGAAAAAGGATGAATTTGACCCGCTTTATTACAATGTCTGCCCTGAGTGTGGGCTTACAGCCACCTCGGTTACGGACACTGAAACCAACGTCCGTAAGGGTTGGTACTGCGAACACTGCACACATTTCAATCCGGCCATAGGCAGAGAAACCATTTGGAGAAACACCAATGGCGAATAACAAACTGCAAATGGCGATGTTTCCGCCAAAGTCCGACTGGGTTCCCCCAGAGCATCCATTTCCTGATGCCATACTGGAGGCCAAAGAAATTGCCATAGACGTCGAAACCCGCGACCCAGACATCAAGTCCAACGGTCCTGGCTGGCCAACCGGCAACGGTGAGGTGGTGGGCTACGCCATTGCGGTTCCTGGCTGGAAAGGCTACTTCCCTGTGGGTCACCTCGGCGGTGGCAACATGGATCAGCGACAGATCAACAAATACCTACAGAAGGTGTTCAACACCCCCGCAGACAAGATCATGCACAACGCCCAGTACGACCTGGGGTGGATCAAGTCTATGGGCTTTGAGATCAAAGGCCGCGTCATCGACACCATGCTGACCGCCTCACTCCTGGACGAGAACCGGTTCAGCTACAGCCTCAACGCGCTGTGCTACGACTACCTCAACAAGACCAAGTCAGAGAAAGTCCTGACTCAGGCTGCCGTGGAGTTCGGGCTCGATCCTAAGGGCGAGATGTGGAAGCTTCCCAGCCAGTTCGTGGGCCCATACGCAGAGGTCGATGCGGAGATCACCCTGGAGCTGTGGAACCACTTCAAGACCCTGCTCAATAAGGAAGAGCTGTGGCAAATCTGGGAGCTTGAGACCGCGCTGCTGCCGTGCCTTGTAGACATGACCATGCGGGGCATACGGTTTGACGTTGACCGCGCTGAACGGACCAAGCAGGAGCTGATGAAGCGCGAGAAGGCCATGCGTAAGCGCATCAAGGAACTCGCCGGAACCGACGTGGAAATCTGGGCCGCAGCCTCCATAGCTAAGGCATTCGATAAGGTGGGGCTCTCCTATCCGCGCACGGACAAGGGCTCTCCGAGCTTCACCAAAGCATTCCTGAACGACCACGACCATGAACTGGCGCAGAGCATCGTCAAGGCCCGCAACCTGAACAAGACCCAGGGCGGCTTTATCGACGGGCTACTGAAGCACGTCAACAAGGACGGGCGCGTACACAGCCACATCAATCAGGTGCGCTCAGACGACGGGGGAACCGTCTCAGGCCGCATCTCAATGAACAACCCTAACATGCAACAAATCCCGGCCCGCGACCCAGAGCTTGGTCCGATGATCCGGCAGTTGTTTCTCCCTGAAGAAGGGGAGCAGTGGGCGGCTATAGACTTCTCGCAGCAGGAACCACGCATCCTAACCCATTACGCCAAGGTCTTTGGGGACTACCGCAAGATGCCTATGGAAGGCGTCGAGGAGTTTGTCAAAGGCTACACCGAAGACCCAGACATGGACTTCCACACTATGGTGGCAGAGATGGCTGACATCCCACGCAAACAGGCAAAGGTGATCAACCTCGCCATGATGTACGGCATGGGTGCAGGCAAACTGGCCGATCAACTGGGAATCGACTTGGACGAAGCTAAGGCGCTCACCAAGGTCTACCACGCCAGGGTTCCGTTCGTTAAGAGCCTGACCCAAGGGGTGCAGAAACACGTCGAAAGCGCCAAGTCTAGTGGCACCATACGCAGCCTCAAGGGGCGCAAGTGCCGCTTCGATCTGTGGGAGCCCGATACGTTCGAGATGAGCAAGGCCATGCCCTACGAAGAAGCAGTCAACCACTACGGCCCAACGACCCGGCTCAAGAGGGCCTACACCTACAAGGCCGTGAACCGGTTGATCCAGGCATCCGCCGCGGATATGACGAAAAAAGCGATGGTGGACATCTACGAGTCAGGGACCACGCCCCTGCTACAGGTGCATGACGAGCTGGCCTTCAGCGTAGCGTCTATCGAGCAGGCCAAGCAGTTGGCGGAGATGATGGAGAACGCCCTACCGCTCGCGGTTCCAAGCAAATGCGATATAGAAATTGGACCGAATTGGGGTGAATTTTCTGAAGTTAAGCGGTAAAATATACAATATTCTTATACAGGAGAGTGAAAGTGGACACAAACAAATGGAAATCCGTGCTATTGCCACGTGAGGTCTATGATCAGCTATTTGTGGTATCGAAGGTGGAAGGCCGCACATTGTCCGGGCAACTCCGAATAATCTTCGAGTCCTGGATTGCAGAGAACCTGAGCCAGAAAGACCGCGAATACCTGAGTGACCAGGTCGAGCAGAAGCGGATCGACGAAGGTCGCCCACGGCCCGAATTCAGAGCATGAGGTTTACTGTTGAGTTTGATTCCCTGGAAGACATCCAGGAGCTAGAGTCAAAGCTCGCCAAGCTAGATGATCTGATAGACGCTGTGGAAGACCTTCGACAGCTTAATGAAGAACTTCGGAGAATGGTGGTAGATCAACTGCGAAGTAAGCTTGAAGAAGAGGATTATCCACCAGAATAGTTTCAAAGCATTCCGGGCAGATAAGCAACGCTATATCTGCCTTTTTGCCTTCAGTATGGTATTCCACCTCAATACTGAATTCGTCAGCGCAACGGCTGCACTCAAATGTTTTAACTTCTGACACGACGGTCTCGGTATATCCAATCCCTAACCGTATCAACGGGTACTTGGTACGCATCGGCTATCCACTTAATGCTTCGCTTCTCTTCATTGCGAGCATGGCGCACAGCCTGAACGGTGTCAAAGTCGTATTTTTTCTCAGCCATTGTCAGTCTCCAAATTGGCTAGTATCTGTCTTCGGCCATCTCTCGCTCTCGCCAATACCCTGCATTGTCGAGTTGTTCATAAGCTTGCGAGCCATAGGCCGGATCAATTTCGTAAAAGTTAGCTTCAAAGTCGAATTGGGATACACCCTTCAGCTTGTATGTTTCACAAACGTCCTGGCATTCCTGGTCGTCAGACCAACACTTTGAGGAGGCCCATTGTCTGCCGTCAGGCGACATAGCCACCACAAAATATCGTATGTCTGTTTGCGGTTCTCCGCACTCGACATCAAAGCCCGCTTGATACAGTTCGTCTCTTGTTCCAAATATTAAGTTTTTCATTTATTCGATTATACAAGAGTTTTTTGTGTAAAACAATTTGACTATGCATTTTTATGTGCATATTATGTGTATCTCTACATAGGAGGGCACATGTCATACAAACACACCTTAGTACTCACCACCGAACAACTGAAGATGGTTCAGCGCATGGCGCAAGAATACGTTGTGGACCTGCGGGACGATCTCGACATTTTAATAAATGCGACAGACTTTAAGAAAGCCGAACTCAGCCTTTCTAGAGACCTGGACACCGCTCAATCCGTACTTAACGAATGTAAACAAACCCTGGAGGACCCCAGTAATGCAGGACATATCTGATAACCCCATGCGCGTAGGCGATGAAGACTACGGGAAGTCTACCCCACGTTATGAAATCGACGAGGACCGAGCCTACGAGGATCACTGCCTCGAACTTATGGCGCAAGATCGACGCAAGATTGCCGAAATATTAAAGGAGCACATATTTTCCACAGAGGAACTTCTCAACAAGCTGACCGATTACGCTTGGGAAGTCAGGAGGCATCCAGACCGATGAGCAACGACATAAAATTCGAAAAATTCATGAAAGACGGGAAGGCTATTGAAAATGCAGTTATGGAGATTCTTAAAAAAGATTTTGCAGAGGTTGAGTCAGGCACCGTCCTGGCAGCGTTACTGCACGTGACCGGAGCTCTCGCCGAGGAAGTCGAACTGCCGCAAGTCATCTGGCAGCAAATGACCTCGTCAATGGGCAGCGACCTCCCTGACATCACCGAAGAAGACAAGAGGAGGCTGCACTAATGGAAGTCGTCATAATCGGAGCCATAGTCTCATGGTTGGTCGTATGTCATACTTCAGCATGAGCTATCTGGCCATATTTAACCGAACCAAAGTCCCCTCGGGAGAGGGTACCTGCCGACACTGCGGGAAGGGCTTTGTCAAAACCTCCCCCGCCAACGGATCGTATTGCTCCAAACAATGCGCCGATATGCGTTTTAAGGACGAGACCACGCTACGCAAGTCCGTATGCGCCGACATGCGCGAGTACCGCATCATGAAGCAGAACAACAAAGGCTTCGAGGCGTGGCTCAAGGTCCA